GAAGTGCTGGTCTATATCAAAGATTATACTTAACGGATATCGTTGGTATTATTAATCCTCGTGATGTCTTGAGATCATCAACATATAGAGCAAGAATTGTAGAATATACCGAGTTGAAGGCAAGGGTTAAGAGATCTTTCAGAGGTTTTGATGGCGTCCAAACTGTATTCAATCTGACTACAAATAATGGAGATCAGTATTTCCCTGATCCTGAAGGTCATGTATTGGTGTTTATCAATGGCATATTACAACCACCTGGAGCATCAAACTCATTCACGACGTTCTCCGATAAAATTGAATTTACTGAAGCACCATCTTTAGGATCTTCCTTTGTGGGAATATACTTTGGTAAGTTAAGACAACTTGATGATATTTCTTTCGACTTCGACTCATTGAGGCAGTCATTTAACTTGAAGAGAAATGGCACATTCTATTCACTAACATTAACTGATGGTGTGCAGTCTACTAGCATTAGACCAGAAAATAATATTCTAGTTTCTGTTAATGGTGTTATTCAGGAGCCAGGTGTTGGTTTTGAATTGGTTGGATCGAGAATTATTTTCTCAGAAATTCCTCGCGTTGGATCAACATTTGTTGCATTCTCATACGTTGGATCTGAAGCAGACGTTGATGCTGCTGAAGTTGTTCCACCAATTGAATCTGGTGATTTCTTGACCATTGAAGGTGAAATTTCGGATCGTGAAGTCGCTGTTATTGAGTCTTCAAATTCACTGACTACATTTGACTATCTAGGATCTGTGTTTGGAAGTGGTGCTGTTGGCCAGGCCAATATCACAACAGGACAAATTACAAATGTTGGTATTACTTCTCCTGGATCTGGATATACTTCCAGACCAAATGTTAGGGTTGACTCTATTAGTGGATTTGATGCTCAGATTAAAGCACTAGTTGGTGTTGGTGGTGTTGTAGTTTCTTCTGCAGGAAGTGGGTATAAGAATCCAGATGTTGTAGTTGAAACTGAAGTGCCAGACGACTGGACTCCACCAAATCTTGCCGATTATGGTGCGGAAGTGATTGATCCTGAAATAGTTACATCATAATCCCATAAATAACTAAAAAAATGACTTAAATGGCTAAACAAACATTAGGAGTCGGCGCAGCGGCCAATGATAATACTGGCGACACTCTTCGCACTGGTGGTATAAAAATTAATGATAATTTTACTGAAATATACGGTTCCATTGGAAACGGATCAGATATACAGTTAAGTATTGCTAATGCTGCTGTTGGGCAGGTGTTAAAATATAATGGATCTTCCTTTGCACCCTCGGATTTTTCGGCATTGACAACTTCGTTGGATGTTGCTGGCAATTCAATTATTTCTTCATCCAATGGAAATATTATTGTTGATCCTAATGGGTCTGGAAGTGTTAGGATTATTGCTGGCGGTGTTACAACTACATTTTCGGGAAGTGATGGATCAACAGATATTCCTGGTATTCTAAAATATAAAAATAAGTATACTACTTTAGGGTCTTCTCCTACTGCAACATCATATCCTGGATATTTTTATACTGTTGATGGTGATGATAATCCATACGTCAATATTAGTATAACTGCAGGTGGTATTGGTGCAACACGAGCAAAAGTATTAACCGAATACTCTTCAGCTTCCCTTTTAAAGGATGTTGCATATACAACTAATCCTACCAATGGACAAGTTTTGAAGTGGAATTCATTAACAAGTGTCTGGGAACCTGGAGATGATAATTCTGGCATCTCATCATTGAATGTTTTTAGCACATTTGCTGCTAACACTGGAAGCACTAGTGCAAATACTCAAAGTGATACTTTAACAATCCTTGGTGGCACTAATATTTCAACATCAATTACTGGTGATGACTTAACAATTAACTTTACTGGCACGATTCCAACAACTCTTACTGCTTTAACTGACACCGATTTCACTGGAATAACTCAGGGAGACTCTTTATATTGGAATGGATTAGAT